CCAAACAGGGGTATCTGACATAACTTTCCTCACTTTATAATTAAACTAATTCACATTGTCCTGCATAACAGGCCAATTCAGCTTGAAGATGTGTTTCATCTTCAAGTTCTACTACATTATCAAGATTAATTTCTGTTAAAGAAACCACTGTTTCATTATAGGCTTCTTCATCAATATCTTCAAAGGGACTTTGAACATACGAATGATCGGTGTACGGTAATACACACAATGCAGTATATACATTTCTATTTTCCCACATCCATTCACTAACCGGGCCCCACTCATCATCTTTAATGGTAATGGTAGTAGACACATTATTTCTATTTTCACCCTTGCGATGACCAGTTCTCACCCAACCCGACCAAACATCTTTTACTCTGGTCAAAAGTTGTAATGCACTTTCCTGTCGTGTTATAGCCCCGTTTGGAGCCATTTGAGGTACTTCGATCACAGCTTGTTGGTTCGGCTTAAAAAATTCATCTACGACCAATTCTGGATGCTTGTCGAAAAGATACTCATAAATAGCCTCATTCTTACCAACACGAAGTCTACGAATATAATAATTATTATGCCAAGCATGAATTCCTGAACTAGAACCTAAAACCAAACTAGAAGTTCCTTCTGGTTTAATCGTAGTAGTTCTAGCTGCTTTTCGTATTCCAAACAACTCAGCAACTCGTTCATTCTCTTCCTTCACCACCCTTGCCGCTTCCACCATATTCAATTTCAATACATTACCAGAAGCAATACCTGTCATACTGACACCAATCAATGCCTCTTTTTCAGTTGTTCTCTTCCAAATGTCTCTAAGATAATGAAAATCAGTATAAGAAGCTTGAAGAGTACCAATAAAAGCAGCCGCTTTAGACCTTTCATTATAATCATCTTGGTCATGAATATCAGAAGCATTAACAGTAGTTAAATTACAAAATTGATAAGGTCGAAGGGAAATCTCTGCACAAGGATTAAGACCATAATCTTTATCGTTTGTGAAAAAGAATCCAGGCTCTCCAGACTTCGAAGCTTCAACCTTAGACCATAAATTCATAAAAACTTCTTTATCAACTCTATGGCGAAGAATAACCGCTGAATTATTTGAACGTGCAAGATGGGGTTTACTTTCCCACCAGTTTCCAAATTTACATGTCAACATCTCATCATCATCTAAATCAAAAAGAGAAATCATAGCGGAACGACGAATACCACCAGAAAGAACTGCATCAGCAATATAACAATTAATTTCGTGAACTTCGAATGGAGTTAACTTATCACCATCATCCTTTCTCTCTAATACCTTACGAATGTTATGTAAACAATCATGTAGGGGTTCTGGCCCAGGTGCTTTTCCACCACTGGTAATGAGGTGGGCACCCTTGGGCCGGACATCAGCAAAATCAAACTTGGGTAATGATCGACCTGTTAAATATGCTTTCATCAATACTTTAACAGCTTCTGACCATCCCTCTATAGAATCGCCAACAAGATAACGTCGAGTCTTTATTGGTTTTCTAATCTGAGGAAGTTTGTCCACATGATGGCTTTGAACAGAATATCCAACGCCAGTTCCAGAAAGCAAAAGAAACATTAATTCAGAAAATGCTTCATAACTTTCCATTGGAAGATAACAACAATTATATAATCTTGCATTGTTGATTTCAATTGGCTTGCCCCCAAACTGTAAACTTCTCATACTAGGGAGAACCTTTTTCTCATAAACAAAATTATAAGCCGTTTCAATCTCATCCTGTAAATGTGGATGTTTCTTAATGTGCATCATTTTGTTTCTATCAATAATTTCGTTCCAGTTTTCTCGTCTGTTCCAAGCTTTTATAAATTTAGCATACTTCATGTAAACCGTGATATCAGATAAGATAGAAGCGGCTAGGTCCATAATAATTCTCCATAGGGTTAAAGTTTATAATAATTTTAAAAAGACTACTCGTTTCCATTTGACTGAAAACCTTTCAACTTATTGGCTAAAAACTTTCTCATGTTTGCTTCACCGTTGGCCATTGTCTCTTTAAGCTTATCACCCTCTGGAGAATTTGGGTCATATATTTTTACGATACCTTTTGAGGTATCCATCCGAATCGGAAATGTAACACCGTCCGGGCCGAACCTATTTTTTATAAGATGGGCTCGTCCCGTATTGTTAATCTTATCTTCGGTTTTACGGCTTAGCGAAAGCAAAACATCTGCTGTTTTAACCTTATTGTAACTCTCTGCGATCTTATCAGCCTCAATTATTTCGTCATGAATACTGGACCGTTGAGTCTGACTTGCGGTCCAAATTGGAACTTGTAATTCAGCTGACATTGATCTTAGTTCTTCATAAATATATCCCAACTCTTCGTAACGAGCATTCGACTTCGTAGGCGTCCTCATTAAATCAGCATAATCAACAATAATCAAGTCTGGCGTGAAATTTTGCATACTAAGATAATCAATATGAGCCACCAAAGTATTAACACTGGCTGTTCTTCCTGGGTAATATTTAATGATTAAATCTCCTTTTACTTCACCAACAATACCCTTAACTAAATCTAAATGATTTTTTAATTTAGAGGGTTCAATTTCTGAAAACACAGTATCATAACGGATACCTTGATAGTTTTCATTTAACTCAAAACTATAATGGAGAACACTCTTACCCAAAGTAAGCGCAACCTTGCCTAAGTTGGTAAGGGCCCACGACTTACCGATGCCTGAGGGGGCTGCAATGACGCCTAATTCCCCTGGACCCAACCCCCCATCTAGGTGTTCATCTATGGGGGGCCAACCCGTAGGCATGGTGTTTCTAGCGGATTCAAGATGTCTTTTATCAAAGTCTTCTTCCCACATAAGTCCAACATCTTTTTGGGTTCCTGCCTTCAATGCATTGTCAATTAAAGATTTAATATCATCATACTGACCTCTTTGCAACATTTCAGCAGAACGAAGAATAGCATGTTTAAGAGTTTGGTTCTTAGCAAATTCTAAAAATCTGTTTTGAACATATTCAAGATCTTGATCTGTAAAATGAGTATGACTGTTTTTTAACTGATCAATAACCTCTACCTTTAAATTACTCTTTGTCTCCAGAGTAGTCATTTCAACTCTGAAAAACTCCATTGTTGGGTTTTTCTTATACTCTGAATAATATTGAATAATTTTATTGACAATCCATTTTGAAGCTTGACTTTCAAAAAAGTTTGGATTCAAAACATCGGTTGACTGGCCCAAAAAAGATCCATTGAGGATCAGTGAAGCAATAACCTTAGATTGAAACGCCGGACCAAACTGCGTAATCGTATCTACATTCTTATTAAAATCAACCATCAAACCTCGTCAACGAGTTAAACGTGGAAACCACCCAACTATCATAGTTTTGCATCGATGGTAGTATATTAGTCTCTATTAGCAACTTTGTCAAGTCATACTTCTTTAAAAAGAGTTGGGGTTTGTTTATTTTATTTAAAACTTTCAGTTTATTATTGTCACTCATCATAACAGATAACAAAGACATCAGAATTAAATTTCTCTGAATATTTTCTTTTTGATCTACAATCTTTAATATAACTTTTGACTTTGAAGATTCAGCAATAGTGATAACATCATCCAAATCAAGTTTTTCTTCAGTAGCAAAACCAGGCATAAACTTTAATAGAGTTTTCATTCCCAGTCCTTTTATGCCTGGGAGATTATCACTAATGTCGCCAGTTAAGGCTCTATACAAAAGAAAGTTATTAGGGTGTATAGTATAATCTTCAAGTACTGTTTCTGGAATATATGTTTTCTTTCTGACCGGATTCCAGACTTTAATACCGTCTCCAACCAATTGAAGAAAATCTTTATCGGTAGAATAGATAATACTCTCTCCACCATTCTCCACCACATGTTGAGCAATATAACTAATGATGTCATCTGCTTCAACATAATCAAGAGTAATCGTTGTAATGGGCAATTTCATCAAAGCCTTTGCAACGATCACCAATTCATATCTCATCAAGTCCTGTTCATCTTGTTCAGTGGTCATATCATAAGTTCGGTTAAGTCTAGTTAAAGGTTTTCTACCTGACTTATAATCGGGATAAATATCTCTTCGGCGTTTAGAACCACCCTTCCCATCAAATATAACATAAACCCGACTAGGCTTAAACTTACGAATTACATAACCAACTGACTTTAAAAATCCTGTCACTCCTCCAATATGATTTCCATTTTCATCCATAGTTGGAATTGCAGCAAAAGATCTAATGAACGTATTCATTCCATCAATAATGAGAACCCGATCATTAAGAGTAATGCCCTCGTCCTTATTAGAAAAATCCATTGATTGAAAAACTTCTAAAAGATCTTGCGTCATTCCTCAGCATCCTCGAAAATTGGTTTCTTATCTGTTGAACGATACGCCATAATTACATTTTCACAAATATCATCATAGATTTTACTCTTACGATCTGGATCTGCTTCTAAAAACTCTGCAAAATCTTTGGATTGGAATTTATGTTCCTCCCCACTTTCATCAATAAATTTGTACCAAGCACCAGCCTGTTTAATCAGTTTCTTTTCCTTCATAACTTTTAACCAAGCTGAATAATCATCAATACCACGATCAAAGTAAATATCAAAAATAGCTTCGCGAAGCGGCGGACCACAACGATTCTTCACTACAATCGCTTTGACAGATACGCCAATAACATCATTTGAAGAATTTTTTATCTTTGAAACCATCTTTAACCTCAACCGAACTGAGGAATGGAATCGAAGTGACATTCCACCAGATGTAGTATACTGATCTGCAAAAGGCATTGCATTCATCTTCTGTCTCAACTGATTGGTGAAGATCAATAGAATACGTTGTTTGGCTAACATGTTCGTAATCTTTCTCATAGCCTTACTTAGAATGATTGCCTTATCAGTTGCATAACCATCCTTAGTAAACTTAGATTCTATTTCACTCTTAGTCGAAGCAGCGGAAACGGAATCTACTACAATAGTAACAATCTTATCCTTCTCTGTTTTTCTGACCTTCTCAATGATATTGGTAATCATATCAAAAACATCTTCTATTGTTTCAGCATGAACATAAACCAACTTGGTCATATCAAGGCCGATAGCACGATAGAAATCATCATGCACAGAAGCTTCAGTATCAATGATAACTCCAATACCACCTCTCTTTTGAGTATTAGCTATAACGTGTGCGGCTAATAGACTCTTACCTGACTGTTCTAGTCCTGTAATTTCTACTATCCTACCCACAGGCAAACCACCATGCGGACGATTTGAAATCGCCAAATCTAGCATGGTGGCTCCTGTGGATACCCAATCATTTAAATCAATTGGAGTCTCGTCATAGCCGTCTAAGAAAAATGCAACTTGATCTTCATCAGATATCAAAGAATTTAAACTATCAGCAATAATTTGCGCCATCTCATCACGATCTGGCGTCTTTATTTTCTTTTTGACAGCCATGAGCTAGCTCCCTATTCTGCAAATAGGGACTCAAACTCATCTACTGCTGACTTAACCTTATCACTAGACGAAGCCTGTACTGTAGCAGGCGTAACCATCGTTTCAGTTACACTAGTATCTTCATCAGCAGAATTAGGATCAAGATAACGTTTTAGAACAACAGACAACTCTTCATAGGAAGGCTCCTTAAAAAGAGTAGTAAGATTTGGTTGATTGGTTGTCCAACGTTCGACCAACTCAGCATCCTCTGAAACTGGAGTCTGATTCGGCTTCACCAAAATCGTTGTCTTCGCGAAGCTCGTATCACTCTTCTCCTGTGGAGTATAATCCACTACGATGTCCCGTCCTGTTTCGATATGAGTAATATCTCCATAGTCTGGATCGTTAATATAAGTAAGAAGTGCTTGATAAACAGTCTTACCAAACGAGTAAAAACGTACACCCATGTCTTCTTCACCACGAACCACTACTGGAGCGAAGGTGCGAAGTTTGGGCATAAAAGCACGAGCCTGT